ATCATAGCGATTGTATAAGCAACTTAGCGGATAAACCGCAATAAAGGAGACGACTATGACAAGTGAAACAGAGAAAGCATTAGACTTTTTTTACCGTGACGAGGACGCTTTGAAGTTGGTGAATGAGATGCTGGAAAGCGGCAAACCATGTCGAGTGATTGCTGCCTCACTTCACGAATACATGAACCAACTCAGCAAGTTTGAACTGATGGCGATCTATCACAGGCTGATGGTTGACGTAGTGGAAGCAACCGATTGGGACGAAGTAGCAAACCGTATGCTGTGCGACTGGTATGGCGCTCACTCAGACAACAACTGCTAACAACAAAGGAGACAACAATATGAATGATAAGATTTTTCAAGCGTTTATCGCAGCACAAAAACAATTCGGACCAGCATTAAAAACTAGTACTAACCCTCACTTCAGATCACGATATGCGGATCTAAGTGCTTGCGTAGAAGCTGTAATTGATTCGCTAAACAGTAACGGTATCGGATTAGTCCAGATTACCCATCCCTGCGAGTCAGGAGTGACTGTTGAAACGATTCTAATTCACGAGTCTGGGCAGACAATGAGCAGCGGATCGTTACATTTGCCAGCGTCAAAGCAAGACGCTCAGGGATATGGATCTGCACTCACTTATGCTCGCCGTTACTCACTAATGGCAATCTGTGGGATAGCTCCAGAGGACGATGATGGCAACAAGGCAAGTAAGCCTATTACAGTTAATGCCAAAGACGTAAAAGTTGAAAGAGTATCGTTAGTTAATAAAGATACTGGAGAAGTAACTGAAGTGTTGTCAGCTACCAAAGAACCGAAGAAGTCACGGATTGAGCGTACGATTTACGACATTCGGACGCTATCAGACGAGCAACAACCAGCAGCAGCAGAGTACTTAAAGCAACACAGTTGCGAGTACAACGAAGCTCTGGGAGTTTGGACTTGCCCAATCAGACTTCAAAGACTTCAAAGTTGCATTGTGGAAAAGGTAGCAAATGAAAAGGCTTAGAGTAGAAAAACCAAATAAACCAAAACAAGTCAGACGATACGATGCGCCAAGGGCTGGCTATCGCCGTTGGACTACCCAAGTACGTTTGGATCTGTTTGAGGATTTCTGCAAGGTAGCTGCAAACGAAGATAAGGTGTTGATCGATGCTGTGGAAGAAGCATTAGAAAACTGGACTTACCACGAAGGAGACATAAAAAATGACCATGAATAAGACAATCGCCTCAGAAGCTCTAGGATACGTTATAAGCAAAGATCGCTACCTAGGGGATGGGAGGATAGCCATGAGGGAAAAGAAAGCCTACATAGCCGGTATAGAGGCTATAAAAGAGATTCTAGCTAATCGGCTGGACCGCTTGTTGTGGAAGGCTGAGAAAAGTAACACGGATTATGATAGAGCGAGGCTAGACGGGGCTCTATGGTTGTATGAAGTTTTAGAAGGGGATGAGTAACAATACTCCGACTTAGCTCAGTTGGTAGAGCAAGTGACTGTTAATCACTTGGTCCTTGGTTCGAGTCCAAGAGTCGGAGCCAACATAAAAAGATACCCTCCAGCGGAATCAAGAAACCGAAGGAGGGTATTAAAACTCAGTGACTAGCTGTGTTTTCGTATGGAGACATGGAAAGACCATGACGCCCGAAGGGTAGCATCCTAAAATCTCTTCTTCAATCCAAACCGTTCAGCCGCTTCATTCACTTCATTAAGATTCATTTCTGTTTTGATCTGATTATTGATCTGGTTAATTGATCTGATTAGTGTATCAGGTTGATACAGATCAAACCCCGATTTTGATACAGATCGCCCTTCATTTTGATACAGATCGGGGCCACCATCTGTATCAAGTTGATACAGATCAGATTCGCTTGGGTATGAGGTATAAAGGTATCGTTTACGACCTTCACGGCTAAACTTTAGCCATCCTTCTTTAATTAAAAGCTGAACAGCTCGCTCTGCGGTAGCCTCAGATTCGTTTATTCGGCTGGCTAATTCCTGGCGTGATATGAAGCATGGTTTATTGTTAGCTTCAAACTCTGAAACAATGGCATAAATCAAAACCTCCCTCGCCGTAATAGAACCACAAAGCATATCGGTAAATGACTTGAGGAAATAGCGAGTAGTTGGTAATTTCTTTTTCATAGTCCATTCCATGTAGCCGCTCAGTTCCCCACCAAGGTATGAGCGGCTTTTTTATTTGGGTTGATTCTTCAACCATTGATCAACTTCGCTTGCCTTGAATCTTCGTACGCCACCTAGCTTTACACTGGGTAATCCAATTTTCATGTAACGGTAAATCGTCGCACGAGCGACATTCAGATAGGTAGCGAGTTCTCGCATCGTTAAGTATTTTTCTATTTCAATCATATTATGCCTTGCGATGACTCTAAACTCGTTGCATGATACACATCGCAACAACTAACGACAAGGAATTATATGGCACGACCACTTCAAACCTGGAAGAACAAAGGGATCGATATAGCCGCATGGCCAACCAAAAACGGTGGAGTCAGCTTTACTATTCGCAAAACGTTCAAACCTAAAGATGCAACTGAGTGGCAAGAGTCAAAGAGCTATTTCCCCAATGAACTTGCTATGCTTGCAGACCTGATCAAGCAAGCTACAACCTGGGCACATGAAGAGTTTGGGGAACCCGTACCATTTGTTGATACACGCCCTGTACATCCAAAAGTTGCCGCTGTGGTTAAGTCGGTTATCGAAGATGATGATCAGATACCATTTTAAGCAACAGGGGAGACAATGACACAGTTTAGACTAGACACAGGGGAAGCGTTGCACGCCGCTATTGCAGGGCTACAGCGTCAATTTAGAGCCATTCAGAGGCAAGCTAAGAACAATTACGGTAATTTGGTTAATGATGAGTTTTCGACAAATGTTCACGCCGCTATCGCAGAAGCAACAGTAGCCAAACTGCTTGGATTGTATGCAAACCTATCAACCTCAGATCGAACTGTGGCTGATGTAGGTAACAACATCGAAGTACGCAGCACGCTGTATAAAAAAGGCAGCTTAATTTTACACGAAAAGGACAAGGACGACCGAAAGTATTATTTGGTCTGTGGTATGTACCCAGACCTTACTGTAGTCGGCTGGCGCTATGGCCATGAGTGTAAAAAGGACCGCTATTGGGTAACAAAAGATAAGGAAGGCAAGAAGTTAGAGCATCCGTATTGGATGGTGCCACAAAGCGATCTCAACCCTGAACTTATTGAGGTGGTTCTGTGAAAATTTATAGCTTGCATACAATTACAGACGGAAAATGGTGCGTTCGTCTGAAAATCAGAGAGAACGACAACTATCGCTATCGCTACGAATCGAGGCCAGACCTACGAGCATTAGTGGATACTTATTACAACTCATCGCCGGAAGAGTTGGCCAAAATCATCCTTGATAACGTGCTTGGATGTGATGCGGTTGAAGTTGGACTTATGTGTAGCCCTGGGATTTACATGGAGCGCACATGAAATCAGCGGAAGAGTTAGCTCGTGAGTACGTTGCCTCCCTTAAATTGGGAGAATATGGGAAAGAGTTTGACGCATTTATAGCGGGGTATATTGCGTGTTTGGAAAATTGGGCATGGAATGACGATGAGCGAAAAGAAGATCAATCTGGATGAGGTAATTCAAAAGAAGTTTCCCGCCTCAATGTTCCCTGGGGCAGACGAGCAAACAATGGTTCAACTCTACAGGGCATATAGTTGTGGAGTTAAAGATGGCTACGGAATGAGCAACCATAATGTTATGATTGACATGGGTAACAAACCAACTTTGGGGGAACTATTATATGCCGCTCAACAAAAAGGGATTAAAGATTCGTAGCGCAATGGAAAAGTTCTATGGCAAAAAGAAAGGCGAAGAGATTTTCTATGCCAGCGAGAATAAGGGAACGATTAAAGGCGTGACCAAGAAGAAGAAGAAGTGAGATTAAAGAAACCTCAACGGCGACCTGAAGAACAAGAGCAAACAACCTTCTTCGATTACTGTCGAGCCAAATCTCATTGCCATCCCGCCTACTCAATGGCGTTCGCTATTCCAAATGAGCGCAAAGCATCCATACAACGCCGCATGGCTATGAAGCGTGCTGGGCTGACGAAAGGCATACCAGATATATGCATTCCTGTGCCAAATGATAAATACGCTTCGCTTTACATAGAAATGAAAGTAAAGCCTAACAAGCCATCGCCAGAGCAGATTGCAATAATGAAGTCACTTTCTGCTGTTGGCAATTATGCTGTGCTTTGTTGGTCGGCGAATGAGGCAATAGAGATAATCGACAAGTACATAGCCAATCAATTATGAGATGCTTTACAGCAAACCTAGAAGAAGAAGGCCACAACATAGAAACGCCAGAGCGCAACTTGTGGTTTGCTGTAATCGAGCGAGCATTAAAAGATTACTGTTTCTTCTTTGATAAGCTACGCACTCCAGGCAATGGGCAACTAATCCAATACGATAAGTTGAGTTACAATGCTAAGGAGAGCTTTAACATCAAAGCTATCTGTGAACTGAATCGCCTGCGCTGGTTCATTTTTGATAGCACTCCACGCCCATTTAACCTTGAGTATTTAACAGAGCAGTTATACGAGGACGGTCCTGGGGCAGCGAGTTCAATACGCAAAGAAGCAAAAGAGCAGTTCAAACTACACTATGAAGAAGCGGAGCGAATAGGCCAGTACATGGCAGTCATTCACTACATTCGTGAAAACACCAACGCTCTTAACTCGCAAGCAGCAAAGAGCGTTAGTCGTTTAAGGAACAAACGATATAGACTGATTTAACGCTTCTTCTTGTCTTTGATAGACCAAACTTGAGAAGCACCATATAACACAGCGCCAGCCACTACTGGCTCTGCTGCTGCTGCAAGATTATGCGCATCAGCTTCATTAACTCCAATGGTAAGC